GGCGCAAGCCGATAAAGCTGAACAGCATAAAATGTTGTTACAGAGGAATACTCAGATCGAGCAGGGTGTGAATAATGCACGACAAATGCAGAACCCAAATGCTGCGTGGATTAGACGATTCATCGTAGTGTTTAGCCTTTTAGCAGGAATCGGAATTGTATTCCTTGCACCAATTATGGGGATGCAAACAAATGTCCCAATCGAGGTGACAGAAGGGTTTAAATTCTTGTTCATCGATACTACAACAACTGTTACGGAGTACATTGCTTTAACAGGGTTTGTAACTCCAGAATGGTTACCTGTAGCTATAATGAATATTATTGGCTTTTACTTTGGGTCTGCAGCTATGAAAAGATAACCCCTAAAGTCATTTTCTACCACCTAAGAAATTTGATATTGACAAATTATGAAAACCTGGTATAATTCTATACTTGTCAATATCGACAAATCTTAAATATAGGAGAAATATATGGTAGATAAAATTATGGGATGGATCAAATCCGCAACTGAAGCCGGAGTAGCATTAATTGCTCTAGCAATCGTTTTACAAGTAATCTTTGGCGGAAATGTACCGTTCATTGGTGGAGATGTTATCGGAACTATTACTGGTATCATCACTAACCTAGGTAATGCGGGCCTTGTAGGCTTAGCATCCCTAGCGGTAGTGTATCACATCTTTACAAAAAAGTAGATACCCAACAAAAGCCTTGCACTAGTAGGGCTTTTTAACCTAATTTATGAGGAATATTAATGCTAGAGATAAGCAGAGATGATGTACACGCAGACGAACTAGTAGAGTACCCAAAAGACGAGAGGTTTATAAAACTTCCAATCCAGCAATATATGGAACTTTTAGGGATAACTCCTATCGCATCTCAAATTGCGCTAATCAATGCACTTAATAATCCTAACTACCGTTTTGTTGTAGCAGCACTGTCTAGAAGACAAGGTAAGACTTACATAGCAAACATAATCGGGCAGCTCGTAGCGCTTGTGCCAGGCACAAACGTGCTAATTATGAGTCCGAACTACTCACTTTCACAGATTTCTTTCGACCTACAACGAAATCTAATTAAGCACTTTGACCTAGAAGTAGCAAGGGATAATGCTAAGGACAAAATAATCGAGTTAACCAATGGAAGCACTATTCGTATGGGATCAGTCAATCAGGTGGATAGTACCGTTGGTAGGTCTTATGATCTTATTATATTTGATGAAGCGGCTCTAGGTGATGGAGGGATGGATGCGTTTAACGTAGCCTTAAGACCTACCCTTGATAAACCTAATAGTAAGTGTGTATTTATATCAACCCCTCGTGGTAGAAATAACTGGTTCTCAGAGTTCTATCAACGTGGTTTCAATGACGAATATGATAACTGGGCATCTATTCGCGCAACCTATCACGAAAACCCTAGAATTTCACAGAAGGACATTGACGAAGCCAAGAAAGGTATGTCAAAGGCTGAGTTCGAGCAAGAGTATTTAGCCTCCTTCAATACATTCCAAGGACAGGTATGGGATTTCAATTACGAAGAATGTGTGGCAAACTTGGAGGAACTAGATACTTCCAAGATGGATGTATTCGCAGGGTTAGACGTTGGTTATCGTGACCCTACTGCTTTTTGTGTTATAGCTTACGACTGGGACTCAGAGACATATTATATTTTAGATGAGTATATGGAAGCAGAGAAGACCACCGAGCAACACGCTGAAGTAATTCAAGAAATGATTAATAAATGGGATATTGACTCAATTTTTATCGACTCCGCAGCTCAACAAATGCGTTTCGATTTAGCCCAGAATTATGATATTTCGACTATCAATGCAACTAAGAGTGTGCTGGACGGCATTGCGTCTGTTGCCACGATTGTGGACAATGACAAATTGATCGTGGATCAAAAGTGTGACCACACTCTAATGTCACTAGACCAGTACCAATGGAACCCTAATGAAAACTTGTTAACAGAAAAACCTGTACATAATATGGCGTCTCATATGGCTGATGCCCTGCGCTATGCCTTGTACACGTTCGTGGCCTCGGACATAACATTTTAGCTATCA